TCTTGCACTAGAGCTCGGTACTCTTCAAAGGTCATTTCTCCATCTGCGACCTTTTGTGCGGCTTCTCTTAGCTCTTCTGGTCTTTCTTGCTTGAATCCACTCCTAGTCTTCTGCCAAGCCTGTCTGCCTTCTTCAGTAATGTTTAACCTGTTTCTGGCTTCTTCCAAGTTTCCGCCGAATTGCTCAAACGCCCTGACTCTTGGAGCCCGCATACCAGAAGCCAAAACAGCGCCACCACCTGTTGCCGGGTTACCACCAACCATTACCTCAAGAGGATTGCTTTCTACTACCCTGTTTGTTTCTGGGTCATAATATTCACCGCCAGAAGCAAACGCCCTTGCTTGCTCAGCAATATACTCACCAGTTCCGAACAGCATATCTCTTAAAGCACTGTTCATTGCGCTAGTTGCTTCGTACTTCTCTGTAGGCCCACGAAACCCAAGCAATGACGGAGCCTCATACAGAACATCACCTAACGCGGAAAGCCCTCTACGGACCGGAGAATAGCTAGGATCGTACTCTACGGGACCATACTCAGCAGGGATAGTTTCCAGGAGATATTCGGGATTGCCAAATTGATCTACGCCAGACAAGCCCACAACCTGCGTTGACTCTGGGCGAATAATCTCCCGGCGCTCACCCGTAAAGTATCCAGATATCGGACCTACCCCGCCGTACATATACTGGCGGTTATTGATCTCTTCCTGCGCGAGCTCTTGGTCTGTCTTAGCCACCGCCTGCAATCCTCATCAGGTCCATATCAGACATCATTGACATCCGGGCTCTACGCTCCTGCTCGTCCGCCATATCTGCCATCTGCTCTTGATTGTCTAGCTGATCGCCAAACGCTTTGATGTTTGTGTGATCAATAACGGCGCCCGCCTTCTCAGCCTCTACCTGCGCCTTGATGCGATTGGTCTGAGCATTGAAGACATCAACCTGAGTCTTTGCTTGCTCGGCTACCATCTCGTTCTGATCGTTCTGGGCTTGTAGCTGTATCTTAAGCGTCTCGTTCTGCACCTTCTGAGCGTCAATCTGGGCCTTCATCATGTCGGCCTGAGCCTTCATCTGCTCTGCCTGTGCGAGCACCATAGCGGGATCAGGAGCCTGTCCCTGTCCCTGCGCCTGCATCTTGGCGGCCATCTCTTGTAGCTCTTCCTCGGTCATCTGAGATTGAGGAATCAAACCTTGAGCAATCATCTGCATACGCTTGCGCTCTGCGATCTGCGATGCCGCGGGAGTGGATACGTTCTGCAGCAATAGATCACCAGCGATCTGCATCAGGCTGGGATCAGTCTGTGCCAGTGTCGTAATGGCCTCAATAGTCTCCTGCTGGCGGTTGCGGAAGCTGGGACCAGCTCGACAGGTAACGTCATAGGTTCCAACTTGCAGATCATTGACGGTGACAATCTCGCCTGTAGCGTTGTCAATAACCTTCTGATTGATCGGGACCATATCATAGGACTCATCCTCCCGGAGCATCCTGACCTGTCGCTCGGTGTCGTACACCATAGGAATAGCATCCTTCAGGAGCCTTCCTGTGGCCGCTACAGCGATTTCTATGCTTCTGCTGTACTTGAACGTGCTGTTTGTCCCACGGTCCTGTAGCTGCTTGATAGCGACTCCAGATTGCAGTCCGGGATTGTCACCCATATTCGCAGCAAACATACCAGCCGTCTGACCGATAATGCCGCGCATCGCCTCGGAGATTGTGCGTAGGCCCGGATTGATCTGGGCTCCGCCTTGCTGCTGTGGGACTGCAGGAGACTCTGGGTCCACGTTGTAGAATTGCACTGGGTCAGCGTTGGTGTTCAGTGTCTGCAGCTGCTTCTCATGCCCTGAAGCCTGAGCCATTGTCATCCAATACTTAGCCCTCGGAGCCAGCGCGCCTTCCTCAATCTCCCGGGATACGCTGTAGTTCATCACCCGCTGCGGATCAAGCAGCTTCTCTACCACGCCCCAGTAGATTGTTTTGTTTTCGAATATCTTGAAGTTGGCATAAGCCGGGACCACTGGGATACGGCAAAATACGGTCTCCTTCTTGTCTTCAAGGAAGTCTTTCGCATCAAAGTACCTACTGCATACATAGTGCTTCTTGCGGGTTCGGCGCTTCACCTCAGTCACGCCAATAGCCGCCAGGTCATCCACTACCTTCTCGAAGTCCTCGTTGACCTCATGCACCTGACCATTAGACATCATGACCAGCTCGCGGTCCTCTGACTCCATATACAGGAATTCACCAACCACAATGACCTCAGCCTTGTCGTAATAGGCCTCACCCTCACGGTCATCATCTACGCTCTCAGCAGAGCCCTCGGGCCATCTGGCCTCATACTCATCCTTTGACATCGGATGCAGCACGAAAGCATACCGACTGTCGGACTTGTCCTGATTCTCAGCTGCAGGATCAAACCACACGCGGTCCACGAAGTTTCCGATATGCTCAATGGCTAGGTCTTGATCAAAGCTATTATCATCAACGTACTTTTGGACCACGCGCCAGCCATCCATCCCGCCGATCACCATATTCCGGGCGGACTGTGCGTAGACTGTCTTAGCGTTGGATATCTGCTCAATGTTGCGGATAATGCCGTCATAGGCCATCGCAATGTCTTTGGTTGCGTTGCCGCCAGCCGGTGACACGCGGATATCGTAGTCGCTCTGCTCTATCTCAGAGGCTACCTGATCCACGATAGGATTAACCATATCAAAGGTATAACGTGGCTTGGATTCGTTGCTGTGCCACCAGTAGGGCTCCCACTGGCCGTCTCGCTTATCAAGGAACAAGTGCGCCTCTCTGACGCGCTCCCGGTTATCCTTGTCCGCCATCTGACACTTGCTCAGCAGGTCTATAACGTCCTGATGATCTTCATAATCAGCCTTGTAACTCAGGTCAGCTTCCGCTGCGCCCCGGCTGTCTAGCTCTTTGCCATCGTCATACTCAGCCATATTGCTTCCATCCTGAGAAGTTTATCTCTACAGGTTTGACACTGTTAATCTTTGGCGAGTGCATAGACATCATAAGAGCATCGCCCATATTCGGTGAAGGTATTGAGTAGGGCTTCTTCGCCATCTCTACCTTGCTCAAAATCTGTATCTTACCACTATTTGAGCGTTTCAAAGGGATTCTGCACACTTCGGATCGTAATTGTTCAATGTTGTCAATATCTGATGAAAGGCTTATGAGCTCTTCCGGGTTGATGTACTGCCCCTTCTCAACCGCCCGATACGTTGCCTCGAACCTATCCCGCAAAGTCCACCACATCTGAGCTCGCTTGTTGAAGAAGGTCTCCCGGTTGGTCTTTGCCCTCTGGCTTCCTCCCAGCGTGTACGGCATCTCTGGGTCATACGGTGACTCGGAGCCCTTGAACATATGGTACTCCATCTTCTTGCCATCCAGAGCCTGATCTACCTGCCGCTTCAGGCTTATGCCCAGACCATCACAGTCCCAGATGAAGTGATCCGCCTGAGATGCTATTGCCTTCTCTAACGCCCAATCCATACCCTCGTTGGCATCACCTGTTACTTTTTCACACACATCCAGGATCACGTTACCGTGGCGCAGCGCGTAGCCCTTGCTGTCCCCTCCCTCATCTGAAGGGTCATGAGACGCCATCATAGCGCCTTCAGGCTTCCATCCCAGCTTAACGTGAGCGTCTATGGCAGCATCAAACCAATCGGGCTCTATGATGCTGTCCTGCACCGTATCTAAGTGCTTGCCTTCCCAGATATGTTCATACATCGCTCTGGGCAGGTTCTGCCTATCATGCAGCCTCTCCTGCTCTAGCGGCGTCTTGATGAACCACGGGTTATCTTCGTAATTCATGCGGATCACCAGATGCAGATCATCCTCGTATATCCCATCCCGGTTGAGCTGCTTCTCAAATGGCTTGATGAACCGCTCGGAGAAAGCGTCAGTGCTGGACCGCGGGTTACCTGACAACCATATCTGGCTACCCTGCTCCCGGAGCGTAGGAGTCAGAGCCTTGAGACTGTCGAAGGATATTGTTTGTGCTTCCTCAACCCAGAACAGGTTGAAACCGAACATAGACTTAACTGCCTCCACGTTGCGCGCCAGCCCTCTAAACTTGAAGGCTATCTCACCGTTGAACAGTATCTGATTGTTCTGGACCTCAAAGGCATCAAGGCCGTAGTTGTCTATCTGAGACGCCAGGAGGCTGTGTACCGAGTCATCTATGGAGTTCTGAAACTCACGGAAGGCGCCTATCTTCTGGCCTCCTAGAGCCTTGTATAAGCATAGATTAGCGAGCCCGTAGCTCTTGCCGCTTCCCCTACCCCCGTAGACCACAATGAAACGCTGCTTAGCCTTCAGGATCGGGACTAGCTTGGGAGCGATCTGAAACTTCATTCCATCCGGGCTTTGCTTATAGCTATGGCTTGAGCTTGCTTGGTTGCTGCAGTAGAGCTGCTGTGTCCGCCCCCATCTATCGCTGTTCCCTTCTTGTTCTTAGCGATACCCCCATCAGGCTCTACCAGCCGATACTTCTTGCCTATCTTCTTGACCTTCAGTGGCATTAGTCTAGGTCTCCCGGATTAACAACCTCAAACGTAACGTGATAGTCCTTCTGGATGGGCTCTCCGCCAGGACCTGATATCTCTTGCCTGCTCTTCTCTGTCCATCCCATTACCTGCGACAAATAGAGCTTCATTGACTGAAAGTCTCCTTCTTCCAGCCCCTTGCGGTACAGAGCCTCTATCATCCGGGTTCCAGCTTCCATCCGAGCCCTGTCATAAGTTTCACTTACCCGGCTGTCACGCTTCATAATTCTGTCTAAGGTATTGAAACACATACCTAAATGCTTCGCGAGCTGCTCCTTACTAAGTGAAGGCGCAAGTCTGCGTATAATATCTAGCTCATCATCAGTAATGACTCGCTCTGGCTTAGCCATTTAGGTATCTCCCACAATAATCAGCACCGGCAGGAACGCCCACATAATCGTGACCAGTGGCCTCCCAAGCCCATCTTTGCTCGCATAAGGTATCCGTAGCGCACCCAGACAGCATAATAACAAATAGCAGCCTAACCATCGCTTAGCCCCTTGAAGTCATCAATGGGTATATATACAGCAGGTTGTATGTCTTGTGAATCGTTACGGTCTTTCCTGCCACCCATCTTAACTACGCCCCTGCAGTTCATCAGATCAACGTAGCCTATCTTGTCTGTCCATCTTACAACCAGAGTCACCGGGAGGTTCGTTACCTTGCCGATCTCAATTGCTGCTAAGTATTTATCCAATGATAGCATGAAGGTATCGAAGTCAGACTTTTTGTACTTTCTCGTCTTAACCTCTATCCAAGCTACTATCCTCCCATTCCTTTCTGCAGCATAGTCTAGCTTGTATCTTATAGGCAGCTTAGTAAGGCTGGCCTTCCATAATACAGATATCTGCTCTGCGATCTGCTCTTCAGCCGCCAGGTTCTCTGCGGTCTCGTACTTTGGACGGTTCATGTAGGTCAGACTCCGTTTAATTGATCTCTCCTCGCATTCAGGTCAGCTATCTGGTACATAACCTTATCTTCAGAGCTCATGCTGTTGTAGTGAATCTTCCTGTCGAATGCTTGTATCTCTTGGTTTGACCAACGGGTACGTCTCTTCCCTAACTTCTTTGGTGCTGGCAGACCTACGTCCGGGTCTTTTGTCCAATCCCAAATGGTCTTCCGGGTTACGCCATAATACCTAGCTAACTGCTTGTCGGTTGACCATCCTACTCCATTCTGAATATCCCGGAGCGCTTCATCCATCCTGAGTTCTACGTTAGTTTTCATGCTTTCTCCTTACAGGTTTTTGTTGAGTCTTATTGCGTTTCGTTGGATTGCCAGCTTGTATCTCTGGAGCTCTTTGGCGCGTATCACATCCCCGCGCTTCTCTGCTGCCTCATAGATCAGGCAATACATTTGATCCTCTTCCTTAGTCTTCTTGAGTATCCAATCAGGATCATGAGCCAGCTTGTCAGAAAACAAGACTCCCGGCTTGAGCCCGAGCTCCTGCACGACATCTAAGCCACTAGCACCGCAGGCGTGGCAATGTATCAGTACCTTGCCGTCACGTTCCGTTAATTTAAGGCTTGGGTCTCTGTCTTCACCGTGAATAGGGCAACTAGCCCTGTAACTGTTACCGTGCTGCCTGACTCTCTTCAAATGCGGGAGTATCTCATCTAGCACCTGCTGGCCTCCTTGCTGAGCGTATCTGAGCGTAAGTGATAAACTTCATTACATCCTCTGACTTGCAAACCTCTGGAGTTCTATCCAAACCCACAGGCCAGACACCAAACTTCTCTTTGTATTTCCAGCTTGCCCAACCCGGCTTAAAGCCCTTTCTGTGGCAGTAGTCCATCAGCTCGCTTATCCAGCGCTGCTTCATCTGCTTCAGCGTTTCGCCATCTGCCAGGACCAGCTTGCTTCCGTCATCCTTGAGTACCTTAACGTCAGCCGGGAGAATATACCCGCAGTCACATCTTCGCCCCTGAAAGGCTGCAGTGCATTGTGGGCAGGTATGAGTGATAGGCTCTTTCTCTTCCTTCTGGACCTGCTGCTTCTCCTTAAACTTCTTCTCGCCGTCATCTAACGACTCAGGCACGATACGTTCTGCGAAGCCGTGTAAAGTTACGTTTCCTGCGTGATCCAGATAGGTAGCCTTTTCCTTCCCGGGCGCCGTCCTGAGTATCCGTCCAGCTCTCTGCACGAAAGCTATGATTGACTTACACGGAAAGCAGTCGATTAGAATCTCACAGGAAGGGTCATCCCAGCCGACACCCAATAACCGGGAGCAGGAAAGTATCTTGTAGTCTCCCCTCTCAAAGTCCCGATAGAGCATCTCCCGCTCTTCTTGTGGCGTGTAACCATCAATGTGCGCCGCTGGTATCCCGGCTGCATTAAACTGCTCAACGAGGTTCTTAGAGTAATCTATACTCGGCGCAAATGCTACGGCTCTTCGCGTAAGGTTATTGCTGTGCTCTCTGTAGTTCTCCACGATACTACCAGTAAGCTCCAGGTCTTCAGACATCCTCTTGCCCAGTGCTTCCGGGTCATAGTCAGTGCCGCCAGTTGATAAGGCTTTTTTCTTGATGCCCTTAGTGTCTACGCTCTTGCCGACATAGTATTCACATTCAGCCAGCCAGCCTTTCTCCTGCAGCTCCCTAGTGGTAATCGGGACTACTAGGTCTTGGAATATCTTGCCCAATCCCTTGCTGAATGGTGTAGCTGTTAAGCCTATGACCGGGACCGCATCCCATCTCTCCAGCTTCTCAACCAGGGATTTATACATAACGTGCGCCTCGTCGACGATCACTAGATCAGTGTCAGGCCACCATCTACGCTTGACTAGGGTTTGTACGGATGCAATCTGAATGGGTGCTTTGTAACCGTCAGACAAATGATGCTGGGCTTGTATGACACCAAAATCCAGACCGTGCTCTGCATAAGCCGCTATGGATTGCTCCACTAGCTTGATGCGATCACAAACAAACAGGACTCGCTTGCCCTTCTCTACCGCTGACTTCGCAATGGCTGCAGCTGTTATGGTCTTACCAAAGCCACAGGGCGCGGCCAGTATTACCCGGCGGTTACCCCGTGCCATTGACTCCCGGACCATCTCAATAGCCCGGACTTGATGCTCTCTTAGCTCCACGCTGACACCACTAGCAGGCCGACAAAAATCATGAGTGCTGAAGTGAACAGAAATGCAGCTAACTCGTAAACGTGTTTCATAACTTTCTCCTGCGGACAAATTTGCGATTTTTTTTTGGACTTTTGTCCGTGACTTCTGA